AAATAAATGTTTGTTTTGAAGATTTACTTGCAATGACACCTGATGAGTTTAAAAATTGGGTCATCAAAATGCGAGAAGTTATTCGTGAAGCATGGGACACTCATGGGTGTCCTCCACGAACAGGTAAAAATCAAGATGAGATTGTTGATGCTTTCAATCGACTAGAATCTTTTCCTGTTCATGAATTTGAGTTCAATGATGAACTAGAAAACAATTCTTATCCCGATGTTATTATAAACAAATCGCGGGTTGGTGTAGAAGTCGATCAGTGGTTTTCTAACATGTTCAAGACGAGAATCAATTATAGTGAAAAGGACAATGGGTATTCAATCTACGATCTAATTGCCGATCCAAATAAATTGGATCGTGTAGTCAAAGGTTGTATGCGTCATTTGAGGAGAGATTCTTTCTATTCTCATGCTCTTTCTGCAATAAAACATTCTACCAAGTATTCGGTTGTGGATGTTGCCACAGGTGACGAATGGATGGAAGCATTCTTCAATAATCCTTCTATATTTGAAGGACACGATTTCATGTTGGAGCAAATCAAACCAAAGATCGGAATGAATAGTGGTTACTTTCAATTAGATCAGTCTGACATTTTAGTATTATCAAAAGAACAAGTAGAAAAGTGGAAAGAAAAAATGTCATACAGGCATCATTCCACTTTCGATATTAGTAATATGCCTGATGATAAAATTTATTCTATACGACTTTACAGAAAGGGAGAAAAAGTTTTTCCTTCTGGATTTAAATGTTTTAGAATAGGTTACATTCAACCCGCAGTAAATTTTCCACCATTAACAGCAAAGTACCTTTATGAAAGATTTACAAATCATATTTATCAAGATCAAGTGGTTATTTTCGATCCTTCTAGCGGTTGGGGTGGTCGTATTTTGGGTGCTATGTCTATTTCTGATGATACCTGTGTCCATTATGTGGGTACTGACCCAAATACCGATAATTTTCCAAATAGCTTGGAACGATACGGCAAATACGGTAGTCTCGCGGATTTCTACAATCAAAAAACATATCGCGGCAATTCGATCTTCACGCCACCAAACACCTACGAAATCTTCATGCTTGGATCAGAAGTCATTGGAGATTCTGAAGGATTCGCCAAGTACAAAGGAAAAGTGGATTTAGTATTTACCTCTCCTCCCTATTTTAATCGTGAAGCATACTCAGAAGATCCAACTCAATCCTATAAGAAATTTTCTAATTTTGATTCGTGGGTAGAGGGATTTTTGCGTCCAACTCTCAAGAATTGCGTAGAATCATTACGCAAAGATAGATATCTTTTATGGAATATATCGGATCTTTTAATTAAGGGAGAGTATCTACCACTTGAAAAAGCAAGTCGAGATATTCTCGAAGAATATGGTATGAGATATGAATACACCCTCAAAATGGCTTTGGAACCCATGCCAGGTCAAAATCGTGTAGATGAAGATGGTATTCCTAAATGTAAAAATTACTGTAAAGTAAATGGTAGGATGCTAAAGTACGAACCCGTTTTTGTATTTTACAAACCTTGACATGGCGCAGACAATCTGATACACTACTCACATGAAGATGCGTAGAGATAAACACGAAACTACCGTTATGGGTGAAGAACCTATGTGGACGGATATTAAAACATTGACCGATATTCAAATATCGGCAAGAACACTAAAAGCAATTAACTGGTACAATTACTTTTGCAATGAAGATATGTACCGCGAATATGTGCTTGAATATTGCAAGCAGTATGATAAAGAGGAATACCACAAACTAAAAAGTGTGAATAAAAATCATCCTCTCTTTAGAGAGAGTGGTGCGATTGCACGAATTTTAAATCTTGGTGGAAAAGTTCCACCAAAAGATCTGGAAAAGTTTAAAGTACGATATAAGCATTTGCTTAACTTAGCAAAGGTAACAGAAGAAGTTGTGGAAAAGATTGAAGAAGAATCGTCCAAACCTTCTGTTCAAGATCATATTAAAAATAAAGCAGCAGATACCGTTTCTGAAATGGAAGTGCTGATTGATGTTTTCTTGGAGACAGATGGCAAAGCAAATACAGAATTTGTCAAAACATTTGATCCTGAAGCGTGGATTATTTCTCGTAAATTAAAGCAATACGAATGTCAAGCAATTCACGAACACTATTCTGATTCTCTCAAAGAGAAGAAAGCGGTTCTACAAGGTAAAGATAAACAACTAGTAGAAGGTTATGCTCACATAAAGAGCGCAAAGTTGACCAAATATATCAAGATCCTCGAAAAGATTGTTGATGTATCAGGACAGTTTGCCCTTCAGAAGAAAGAGCGCAAACCGCGAAAGAAGAAAAAGAAAACAGCAGATCAACTGATCAAGAAGTTAAAATATCAGTCTACGCCAGATGCGGATACTGGATTAACTTCTGCTGATCCGAGAACAATCGTCGGAGCATCAAAGTTGCTTGTCTATAATACAAAGACAGGCAAGGTTTCATTCTATGAGTCGCAATCCCTAGAAGGATTGAGTCTCAAGGGATCGACTTTACTAAATGTCAACAAAGCAGTTTGTAAAACTGTAAGAAAACCAAAAGAATTTTTCAAAAATATAGCGGGTGTTCGTAGCGTATTGAATCATTATGATTCTCTCAAAACAAAGGAATACGAAGCAACCACAAGAATAAATGAACATACTATTATTGTGAAAGCGTTTAAATGATTTTAATTGACAACTATCAACTCATAATGCCATTGTTATTCCGTTTGGAAGCTACCTTAAGCAAAAACAAAGCAATAATGACGGATAAAGAAGTGCTTAATGTAATTAGAGCAAGTATGCTACCAAAGTATGCTAAATTAGCAAAACAATTTGTTAAAGATTACAAACAGATTTATATTTGTACTGAAGGTGGTAATTCTTGGAGAAAGGATAAGTATCCTTTTTACAAAGCAAACAGAGCAAAATTAAATTCTCCTTTTTGGGATGCAGCATTTCATTCTCTTCTTCTTTTCGAAGCCGAAATTCACGAAAATGTGTATCCAGTAATCAAATTAGCAAAAACAGAGGCAGATGATATTATTGGTACTTTGGCAATAGAACAACATAAACACGAAAAAATATTAATTGTTTCGGGTGATAAAGATTTTACTCAACTATTGTATTATCCAAATATCGACATATATAACACCAACTCTGATAAAATAGTACAATGCCAAGATCCTGTAAATTTTTTAGCGGAACAGATTATTCGTGGTGATGCTTCTGATGGTATACCAAATATTTTAAATCCAACTAACATTCTCATAAACAGGGATGCTAATGGAAAACAAATACAGAAGCAAAAATCAGTAACAAAAACTAAATTAGAAGAACTTAAATCGGTATTTTTTAAAGGTCAGTTAAATACAACTCTAGTATCTGAAGATAGATTTAAAATTAATGAAGAGTTGATTGATTTGCATAAAGTACCAAATGAGCATAAATTAGGAATTTTTATTCTTTATGACAATTTAAAAATAAATTATGCAAACCATGTAAAGCCTTTTAATTATCTACTATATAGTAATAGCAAACTCCAAGTACAAGATCTTTATGGTGGTTTCGATTCACATGTATACCTCAATCTCTGATATGCTAACTGATATTGGTTCTTTGAAAACTAAAGAACAAAAAATTGAAAAAATTAAATACTATGCAAAAGCATACAGGTATTTTGAAAATTTTTTAAGATGGAGTTTATTTAATCCAAAGACTCCTGTTTATAAAAAAATTCCAGAATATAACCCAAATATGGTAGACATTAGTTTATCATATATTAAACTGGAAAAGGCTTTATCTTCTCTTAAATATTTTTTTGATGGACCAGAATTCGTACAAAATTCAAAGAAAAGAGATGATAAATTACTCTGTATCTTAGAGGAAATTAGTTGGTTAGAAGCACCATTATTTGAAAGTTTGGTTCTTAATAACTTTAAAAATTATACTCAAGTTTATTTTACAAAAGAAGAAGTTTTGGAGGCTTTGCCAGAGATGAAGGACATAGCGTAATGGGTAGAACTTATAGCAATGAAGACGGTGGATTTGAGAAGTTTAAAAGAAAACCTAAAAGTGTTAAAAAGGGTAAAGGAACCCGCTCAAATCAAAAACAATTTATTCGTGACACATTTGTAAATAATAACATAGATGATGTGAACGATGAAGATTACTATAGAGTGAAAGATTGGGAAAAAGATGACTAATGCTCGTAAAATAACAGAAGCAATTCAGAAGGCAAAATTTCAAGGAAAATCTGCCGCTGATGCAATAAAGGAACTTCAAGCACAGGAAACGGTTGAAAAAAAAAATGTTCCTGCGGATGTTCCAAATGTTCCCAAACCAAATCTAATAAATAAAGCATCTTCTTTTGCCAAATCAATGGCATCAAGAGGTTTAAAAAACAATCGCGCAAGTGATAGAACAATCGCTTTGCGTGTATTGAGTTGTCATGGTAATAATCAACTTCCTCCATGTCCTTATCGCAAGGATAGTGAAAAATTTAAAGGTTCCTATTATTGTGGTGCGTGTGGGTGTGGAGATAAGCAGATGACGCAGTTGACTTACATCGAAGTCAATGGTAAAATGACGGACTACAACAAGTTGGATTACCCAAAAGTTACTTGTCCATTAAAAATGCCTGGATTTACCGATTACAAAACATCGGAAGAGGATCCACCAACAAGCAACAGCAGAAAACAATTTATTGAGTTTCATGAAGGTATAGATTACATTAAAGAAAATATTTGAGGTTTATATTATGTCAAAAAGTATTAAGTTATCGAAAGAAACATTAGAGATTCTGAAAAATTTTGCATCAATCAATTCTAACATTTTGGTGCAGCCTGGAAAAACTCTAAGCACAATTTCTCCTGTAAAGAATGTTCTTGCAGAAGCAACCGTTGTTGAAGATTTTCCGATTCAGTTCGGACTTTGGGATCTAAACAGATTTTTGGGCGTTGTGTCCCTGTTTTCCGATCCTGAGTTTGTCTTTGAGGAAAAGTTTGTAACCATTCATGGTAAAAATTCTTCGGTGAAGTTTTTTTACTCAGAACCAAAGTTGCTGACTGTTCCTCCTGCAAAGAAGATTCAGATGCCAGAAAGTTCAATTAATTTTATTCTTAATCAGAAAGACTTTTCGGATTTGATGAAAATGTCTGCGACTCTTCAGTTGTCTGATATTTGTGTTCGTTCAAACGAAGATAAGATTGAACTTGCTGTAGTAGACAAGAAGGGTGCATCAAGCGATTGTGGTTCTATTGTTGTTGGTGATAACAACACAACCAAAAACTTTGAATTTTATTTTAAGTCAGAAAATTTAAAGTTAATTCCTGGCGATTATGAAGTCACCGTTGGTGCAACAACTGTTTCTAAGTTTGTGAGCAAGAATCGTTATCTTACTTATTGGATTGCATTGGAAGTTGATTCCAAGATTAATTAATTATGAATACAGAAAACTTTTTGTGGGTTGAAAAGTACCGTCCAAAAACAATCGAAGAGTGCATTCTTCCACCAAAATTAAAGAAGACATTTCAAGAAATGGTAGATTCTGGTCAATGCCAGAATCTTCTTCTTAGTGGAGGTGGTGGTTGTGGTAAAACAACCGTTGCAAAGGCTCTTTGTAATGAAATGGGTGTTGATTACATTATGATCAACTGCTCAGAAGATGGTAACATCGACACACTTCGTACTAAAATTCGAAACTTTGCGAGTACCGTATCCTTTGTAGATAAGGTAAAGGTTGTAATCCTAGATGAGTTTGACTACTCAAATCAACAGTCAATGCAACCCGCTCTTCGTGGATTTATAGAAGAGTTTGCCGATAACTGTAGATTTATTCTTACTTGTAACTACAAGAATCGAATTCTTCCTCAACTCCATTCTCGTTGCACCTGTATTGATTTTGTTTTTACAAACGACGAGAAGATGAAGATGTGTGCTGAGTTTATGTCAAGATTGACAGAGATTCTAAAGGCGGAAAATATTCAGTTTGAAGAAAAGATTATTGCCAAACTGGTAATGAAGTATGCTCCCGATTTTCGTAGACTATTGAACGAAGTTCAACGATATTCTATTAGCGGAACAATTGATTCGGGTATTTTGAGCGATGCTGGAGATTTTTCCATCAAGGAAGTTATTCTTGCGATGAAAGAAAAGAACTTTGCCAAAGTTCGTAAGTGGGTGACTGAAAACGGTCATTATGATTCTAGTCACATCGTAGGAAAAATTAAACTAGGATTTGATGAATATTTTGTAGCTAGTTCGATTCCCACCGCAATTCTCATTTCAAATGACTATCAGAGAGATGCTGCATTTGTTGCAGATCCCGAGATTAATCTATCCGCATATTTTGTGAAACTTATGATGGAGTGTGAATTTAAATAATGGAACTATTTGATTTTATTAATGATGTGAGTCATGAGAAAAAAAATATTTATAAAGAACTATCTGAACGAGAAGAGAAAAAGTACCCAACCTACCTTGTTAACAAGTATTTTTCATTTTTTTCGGACACTATTTTTTATGCGAACGAAGTAAATAAATGTCAATACCTTACAGGTAAAGATATTCATTATTTCTATCTAAACACTCTTCGCAAAAAGAAAAGATTTACCAAATGGTTAAAAACGGAAAAAATAGAGGACGAAGAACTGGTGATGCAAGTCTATTCTTGCTCGCGCCAAAAAGCTAAAGAATACCTCAAAATACTCTCCAAAGAGCAGATTCAGAGCATTAAAGACACCTATCATCATTTAAATACTAATAAATCCTAAATAATATTAATTATTGTTAGGAGTATTTAATGAGTGAATATATTAGTGTAGAGGATCTTTTAGAGGTAGAATTACAAAGAGGACTTTTTAAAGGTAAAAGAAACTCTTACTCGTATTGGTATTACTTCCAAAAAAGAAAATAAGTTATTTCAGTCGTGTCATATTTTACATAAAAAAGGTAAATATTACATTGTACATTTTAAGGAACTATTTCTATTGGATGGGTTGGAGTCAAATATAGACGATAACGATATTGCCAGAAGAAATACAATTGCCAAACTTTTACAGGAATGGAAACTTATAAAAATTGTAAATCCCGATATAATGAATAATAATTTTGCAGGAATTAATCAGATTAAAATAATTCCACATTCCGAAAAAACCAAATGGCAATTGTGTCCTAAATACCATATAGGTAAAAAATAATGATTCCTTATTCTTACGATCTTACATTTAATAAAAATAC